GTGAACTTGCACATCACTTTATGAAGAATAGTCTGACGGTAGGTTATATAGCACTTGAAGAATCGGTACAAAGAACAATGCAGGGGATACTCGGTGTAGAGATGAATAAACCCCTGCATCTTGAGGATAATGTAGAAGAAACAGAAGGGCTAAGACAATCGTTTGACAGACTGTTTGGTACAGGAAAACTATTCTTATATGATCACTTCGGTTCTATTGACCCTGATAGATTAGTCGAACAGATACAGTATCTTGCTACAGCAGAAGGTGTAGATGTTGTTATCTTGGATCATTTAACAATAGTTGTTTCTGGTATCAGCGACCTTGATGAGAGAAGAGCTTTGGATGTGGTCTGTACAAAGCTTAGACAGGTAGTTGAATCTACTGGTATAGGTTTGGTTATTGTTTCTCACTTGCGTAGACCAGAGGGCAAAGGACATGAAGAAGGTAATAAGGTAAGTCTTAATCATTTAAGGTCTAGCCATTCAATAGCACAACTATCTGATTTAGTAGTTGCCTGTGAAAGAAACCAGCAATCTGAAAGCTATGCAGAAAGAGCAGAACTACAGTTAAGAGTATTGAAGAACAGACACACAGGAATGACAGGACCAGTAGATAAATTATTGTATGACGAAAAGACAGGAAGACTTGTAGTACCTATGGAATCTTACTTCGGAAACTAATGACTTTATTAATTGATGCTGATTGGCTTATTTATTCTTCATGTTGTGCTTGTGAACAAGACATACAGTGGGATACTAACCTACACACACTTCATGCAGATGAAAGAGATGTTAATGAAATGGTTGATGGTAGAGTTGCACACTATCAAACCATTGCTGAAGGTGATAAAGATGTTGTTATGTGCTTTACTGAGTACCCAACATTTAGACATACGATATATCCAGAGTACAAAGCTAATAGAAAGAACAAAAGAAAACCTTTAGGTCTTCGTAAAATAGTAGAACAGGTAAGAGAAAGATACGAATCAAAAAGTTTTGATGGTCTTGAAGGAGATGATGTGATGTCACTTTTGGCAACTTCGAGACAATACGACAACCCAATAATAGTTTCAGTCGATAAGGATATGAGATCTGTACCTTGTACACTACTCGCAGGTGATGACATGGAACTTATAACCAAACGTAAGGCTGATAGACATTGGATGATACAAGCTCTTACAGGTGACAGCACTGATAACTACTTTGGTATAGATAAGGTAGGGCCAGTAACAGCAGAAAAGATATTAGGTGAAGCTAAAACACTTGAACAAATGTGGGAAAAGGTAGTAGCTGCGTATGAGAAAAAGAAATATAAATTTGCTGATGCTGTTCTTAATGCACAGCTTGCAAGAATACTGAGGGATGGAGACTTTGATTACAACACTGGAGAAGTATCTCTCTGGACTCCATAAAAAAACACCAACAACGCAGTAGCATGGGTTGTCAGTGTTTTTTAAATTAACCCCTTGACTTTCTAGCACACTTAATTTAGGTCTAGGGTTGTCAACCTAAATGTGAGATCGGACGAAAGACTTGTATAGTTACCTTATCACAGAAATTATATACTGCTATACTTTATTCTATAAATTGACATATACTAAATATAAATCTTACGAATCATGCCATCTGAAAAACTACCAGTAATTACAGATGAATTGATTTTTGCCTTAGATCAAATTTTTCCTAATCGTCATCCTGATTTGTCTTTATCTGATAGAGAGGTATGGTATAGAGCAGGGCAACGGCATGTTGTTGACTTCCTGATTGAACAACAAAAAAGGCAAAAGGATACCATGCTTAATCAATCAATCCTGAAGAATTAATTATGTGTTTTTTTACTCCTAAAATTCCTCCAATTCCAGAAGCAAGGCCATTAGCACCTATGGCTGAAAAAACCGCTGAAGGTCCTGTACTTTCAGATAAAAGAACAACACAAAAACCAAAAACACCTAATACAAAACCTCCTAAGAAGAGAGGTATCAGTTCATTAAGAATACCAATGAGAGGTCGTGGTATTTAAATATTAACAATGGAATATTCAACTCAAGGACAGACAGCAGCTGGTAGATATGCACAACTACAAAGTGCAAGATCTACCTTTGATAGAGAAGCGAAAGAATCTTCTAAGCTAACTATACCTAGTCTTATACCTGAGAGTACAACAGGCACAAGAGCCAAGATAAAAACTCCTTTCCAGGCAGTAGGTGCTAGAGGTGTAAACAGTCTTGCATCTAAACTTTTATTTGCATTGCTACCACCATCAACTCCATTTTTTAAATTAACTATTGATAGCCTTGAGCTTTTAAAGGAAGGACAGCAAGGATTAGAAACAGAAATAGATAAAGGTTTACGAATTATAGAATCAGCCTTGATGAATGAGATAGAGATCTCTAACGACAGGGTGGCAATGTTTGAAGCACTGAAACATCTGATCGTTGGTGGGAATGTTCTTCTCTATCTCACAGATGATGGGTTAAAAGTATATCCACTATCAAAGTTTGTTTGTAAAAGAGATGCTGTTGGTAATGTGTTGGAAATTATTACACAGGAATCAGTAAGCCCTAATGCCCTTTCACCAGAGTTCTTGGAGCAGATCAAAAAGAAAGAGAACTATGATGAGAAGACAATGGATGGTGAACTTGATATATACACATACGTCAAGAGAGTAAACGATGACTTCATGTGGTATCAAGAATGTAAAGGAGAAAAGATACCAGGTACTGATGGTAGATCAAAAGTAGATATATCACCTTGGATAACATTAAGGTTTATTCGTATAGATGGAGAAGATTATGGTAGAGGATATGTAGAAGAGTACCGTGGCGACTTAATTAGTTTAGAATCTTTAATGCAAGCGGTTATAGAAGGTGCGGCTGCTAGTGCAAAAGTTTTATTTCTTGTAAATCCTAATGGTGTTACAAGAGCAGCAACATTAGCAAAGGCTCCCAACGGTGCAATAAGAGAAGGAAGTGCTGCTGATATATCCGTTATGCAGGTAGGAAAAGCTGCTGATTTCAGTGTATCTCAAGCTGTTATGCAAACAATTACAGCAAGACTTGCTGATGCTTTCCTCATGGCTAGTTCTATACAAAGACAAGCTGAAAGAGTAACAGCAGCAGAGGTAAATATTATGGCTCAAGAACTGGAGAATAGCTTGGGTGGGGTGTACTCTATTTTAAGTCAGGAGTTTCAATTACCCTACCTCAAACGTAGGATGCATATGCTTGTACGTTCTGGAAAAGTACCAAAGCTACCAGACAAAATTGTTAAACCAATAATAGTAACTGGTATTCAAGGTCTTGGTAGGGGGCATGATCGTAATAAACTTATTGAATTTATTGGAACCGTAGCTCAGGCTTTAGGTCCAGATGTCATGAGACAATATGTGAATCTAGATGAAGCAGTTAAAAGACTTGCTACATCTATAGGTATTGAGACTACTAACCTAGTTAAAAGTCAGGAAGAAATACAGGCTGAGATGCAAGCTATGCAACAGCAGCAGCTTATACAGCATCTTGGACCTGCTGCTCTTGGATCACCACTTCTTGATCCTAAAAACAATGCACAAGCACAACAACTAACGGAGGAAACTAATGCCGAGCAAGAAACCTAATCCCAAACCAGAAACTGAACCAGCAAAAGCTGTTGTAAGCAAGTTAGGTATTAATGATGAGCCTGTTCCATACGAACCAAAGGTGGTCAAAACTAAAAATGGTAATACAATTACTTTTAATTAACAAAAATTTATGACTTCATCCCAAGTAAATGTTTCAGAGACACCACCAATGTCTGCTGAAGACTTACAAACTTTAGCCAAAAACGAAACTGATGAAAATGGTCTTATCTTAGGTAAGTTTAAATCAGTAGAAGATTTAGCTGCTAGTTATAAAGAACTTGAAGGTAAGTTAGGGCAGGTAACAGAAGAGGATCAACCACAAACAGAAGAAGAACAAACCGAAACTAACGACACTGAATTTAATGCAGAAGAGTTTTATGGTGATGGTCTTGCTTCAGTATTAGAAGAAGTTGGTATTGATCCACAGGAGATCTCTAATAGATTCCAAGAAACTGGTGAGATTAATGATGATGATTATGCAAAGTTAGGAGAAGCAGGGTTCTCTAAACAGGTTATTGATACCTACCTTAATGGATTGAGAGGTGGTGCGACTTCTGGAGAAGATATTGCCACAGCACAGATACAAGGAATAAAAGATTCTGTCGGTGGAGATGAAAATTACAGTAAGATGGTGGCATGGGCTATAGACAATCTCCCTGCTGATGAAGTTAAGGAGTTTAATTCTTTAACTGAAACAGCAAATGCAACTGCAATTAAGTTTGCAGTACAAGGTCTTTATTCTCAATACAACAATGCTATGGGTGTCGAACCAAATTTAGTAACAGGTCGTGCTTCATCAAGTGGACCTACACCATATAGATCAACAGCAGAAGTAGTTACTGCTATGTCAGATCCACGCTATGGTAAAGATGTTACCTACACCGAAGATGTTCAAAGACGTTTGGGTGGTAGTGATGTCTTTAACACTGGTCGTTAACTGTGGGTAAATTATGTGCTAGAGGGAAAGCAGCAGCAAAACGGAAGTTTGATGTATATCCTTCTGCTTATGCTAATGCTTATGCTGTTCGAGTATGTAAGGGAGACATAAAAGGACCAGACGGTAAACGTAAAACTGCTAGTAATTACAGTCGTAGCAAACCAAACAGAAGAAAGCTAAGGATTGCTTAATCATGCCTTATTCTAAAAAACAAATGAAGATCGCTAGAGTTGCAGAACCTAGAGATAAAATCACTAGAGAAGATCTTATGATTCTTCGTAAGTCAAAGAAGAAGAAAAATGGCAAAGCTTAATCTTAGCCAGATGAAAAAGCTGAAAGCACATTCAGTTCATCACACACCTAAACACATGAACCTTATGAAGAAGCTTATGCGTGAAGGTAAATCATTTAAAGCTGCACATACAGCAGCACAAAAAGAAGTAGGCAAATGAGTCTTAAAAGATGGTTTAAAGAAAAGTGGGTAGATGTTAAAACAGGCAAACCCTGCGGAAGACAGAAGGGTGAAAGTCGTGGCTACCCTGCCTGTAGACCATCGAAGAGAATCAGCAGCAAAACACCAAAGACTACCAGTGAAATGAGCAGTAAAGAAAAGGCTAGATTTAAAAGAGAAAAGACAAGTTCAAAAAAAATTAGTTACCAACATAGAAGAAAAAAATCAAGAGATAGTTTAAAGATTGCATAAACGTGTTACATTTTAAATAACTACCTATCATTCCTTTATGTCAAAGGGAGTATCTCTTACCAAGAAGGATAAAGATCCCACTGGGGGTCTTACTGCTTCTGGTCGTAGGAAATACAACCGAGCAACAGGTGGAAACTTGCAAGCTCCTGTTACTAAAAAGACAGGTCTTTCTCCTAGAC